CGTGGTGATGGTGATTCTTTACCTGGCGATTCATCGGCAAAAGTGAGCGACAATTCCGCTCCACAGCCCCCTGTGCCACTAGTGGCACATCAGGTGGCACACGACAATGTGCCACTAGTGGCACATCAGGTGGCACAACCAGTGGCACAGCCAAAAAACACCATCCGAGCGCGGATCCACAGAGCAGAAAAAAGCGTCCGTGCCACCAGAAAAAACGGCAAAAATCTGGTGGCACATTCAGTGGCACAAGCAACTGTGCCACCAAGTGTGCCACTAGTGGCACACGACACTTGTGCCACTAGTGGCACACAACCCGCAACTCCTCGGAAACCAAAGAGTTACGGGAAGCGACGTGACAAGTGTGCCACTCCAAAAAATATGACCGGTCACGAGTGGCGCAACCTCGATTCTGGGTGGGCTTTATTTTCCCGAACACCGAAGCTTTCCGAATCAGGAAAGCGATCATCTACAAGAAAGTACCTTCGCTGGTACACTCAAGCAGCTATCGAAAGGATCTATGGAAATGCCAAATAAATTAACAATGCCGACGCTTGAACAGCTCAACGAACTGCCCACTGAAGCCCTCTGGCTTGAGGTGGCACAACTCGCCGAACACGGGATTTCTCCGGTGGCACACGACGCCGGCGCGCTCCTCCGCGATCGGTCAGTCACACCGACGCCGCAGGTCGTCTTTTCGCTCTGGTGCCGGCAAGAGGAGCTGGCAGCCAAAGCGGGTGGCACTTGGTAATCATTACCGCAACCAGTGCCACATGTGGCACAATAAAAGCAGTACCCGTGCCACTAGTGGCACAGTGACAATTTAGAGGAGGAGAAAAAGGGTACTGGCAACAGTACCCTTCCCTGTATGGAGGTAACTTGAGTAAACCAGCAACTGCAATTGCAACCGAACCAGCTGCCCAAACCATCGACTGGATGAATGCCATCGACCGACGCGCCGATGAGATTATCCACGCATTACCAGAGCGAACGGAAGAAGAGGTTCTCGAGATCCGCAATTCAGCACGCGCGCTTGGGCGGGCGGCCTGGCGGATTGAGGCGGCCTGTGATGCCGCAATTCTCGATCGTGTTCGGCTCAAAGGCGGACGTGGAAAGCGTGACGTGGACGAGGTAGGTGTGGATGCGGCTGTGCGAAAGGTCGCGGCTGAACTTGGCGTGGCCCCACGCACCATCTACCAGAACGCGCAAATCCACAAGACGTTCTTCGAAGAAACTCCTGAACGGGAATTCAGGAGTATTGACGACGGGACGTTGGATCACCTCGAAGAGAAGGAGTTCTACAAGGCGGCGCTCAGGTCGCCGGAGCCGCTGGAGACCATCGAGCACTTTGCAAGGCAGAAGGCCAATGATCCAAACTTCTCGACCGGCGACGCGTGGAAGGTTGTGAAGGGTCGCACAATCCCGCCATTGGATAGTGAGCTGCCAGCGATCGCAGATGATGCAGTTATGCGTGCCTGGCGCGAATACGTCACGGCTGGTCATAATCTCGCACAGGTTGTGCCGGCAGCAGGGGAGTCGATCAAATACGCGATTGAGGACATCAAGTACATCATCGAAACGCCGGCGCAGACCGTCCAGGGCAGGATCATCAGCCTGATTCAGAATCAGGGCATAAACGAACTTGACCCGATTGCCCACGCGATGCAACAACACCGCGATGTGGTCAAGGTCTGGCTCAATCGAATGGTCGAGGAAGGCACATTGACCAGCCGGGCACAGATCGCTGAGGAGCGAGCTCCCGGTGCAAGGGGACCGGCGCGAACCTACTATGAGATCGCGTGATTGCGAACTGGTAAGGATTACTTACCAGTTCAATTTGCAGATAAGCCGCAGAATAAATGGCGTAATTGACCTAATAAATTCTAACAAATGGCGCAATGTGGCGTAATCCTCCGAGTGCAATTGCGCACCTAATTGCACACCTAATTGCACATTTCAAAGAGTTTTGTTCAATTCACTCCAGCGCAGAAGCTACTAGAATGTCTACAAATTGCAGATAAGCGGAAGAATAAATGGCGTAATAAGCGTCTATGCTCGACCGGCATTCTCTTCGCGCTTAAGGATCCGGGTTGCCCAACGCAGTCCGGCATCACCACCCCACAGCTCCCACGCGATGCGCCCGGCGGACGGAAAGCCCTTCTCACCCTGCCGGGCTCCTTCCGCCTTGAGGTCGACCGCGTGACGGGCAAAGTAGCTCACCATCCGCTTGATTGTCTCGATCGGGATTCCCTTCCCATTGCTCAGGTCTCTCGCCCTGGCAACTCCGATCTCGGTTCCGCCTCTCCCGTACTCACGTCTCCACTCCAATCCACGCTTGGCTGACTCACGAACGTCGGCGGGTGGTACAGCTGGCATCGGCATAAAAACACCTCCATCAAAATAATCTCGCTGATCAAAATATCATCACGCCTCAAATTTTTGTTTGGAGGATACGATGATCAGTTATGGAATGATTCGCGATTGCTTCCCACGTCTAGCGCCTGCACGGCTACAGATCTTTACCGAAGCGTTCAATCTGCACTTCCCGGCCTATGGTCTGACCTCACCAATTCGCATCGCCGCTTTTATGGCGCAGATCGGCCACGAGTCGGGCGATCTCCGTCATACCGTAGAGATATGGGGACCAACGCCGCAGCAGCGCCGATACGAGCCGCCGTCTGAGTTGGCCAACCGACTTGGCAACACGCAACCAGGGGATGGTGAGCGGTTCAAGGGCCGCGGTCTGATTCAGGTCACAGGGCGCTTCAATTACGCTCAACTCAGTCAGGCACTGGGTGAGGATTTCATCGAGAAGCCGGCGCTGCTTGAGTCGCCCAATGTGGCAGTCAAGTCGGCTTGCTGGTGGTGGGCGTCGCGTAACCTGAATGACTTGGCAGATGCCAACGATGAACACAACTTTCGCAAAATCACGCGCATTATCAACGGCGGCCTGAATGGATGGGATGATCGACTTGCACGTTGGAATCGATACAAAAATATTTTTGTCATTGGTGGCAATAATGCCACGACAGTTGCTTGATGCTGGCGGGAGTATGTGACTCCCGCAATTTTTCAATTCAGATCTGAAGGAGAGTTATGCAGAAAATAATTTCAATTCTTGGAGTGGCCTCTTCGGTGCTATTCGCGACAGCTCCGCAGTTCACCACTCTTCAGCCGAAGACAGCGGCTTGGCTAACCCTACTCGGGACAGTAGCCACGGCTGCCAGTGGAGCGCTGGCGAAGTTCGGCGCGTCGAACATCTACATCACCATTACTGGCGTTTGTATTGCCATTCTCAGCGTGCTGGGTGGGGCAGGTGATCTGATCCCTGAGAACCTGACGTTTATTCTGACGGTTGCGGGTACGGCCATTGCCGCTTTCGGGAAGTCGCTTTTTGGCATCACGAAGGATGACGACAATGACACCATCAACCCGCGCTTTACAAGCTTCCTGCTGATTGTTGGTCTGACGGGGTTGGTTGCAACGAGTGCAGCTTGTGACAAGTCGAAGGAATTCGTCAAGACTCTTGACCGCGTTTCGGGCTACGTTGGCACCGGCCTCGATCTGACCGAGAACCAGGTGCGCGCCGGCAAGCTGCCGCAGGCTCCCGCGCTGGCCATCACGACGGCGCTGATTACCATCAACGAAATCAACGGGCAGCTGATTACTGAGACGAAGAAGTATGTCAGTCCTGACGGCAAGACTCTGATCATCGACGCTGCCGGCAAGTCCAAACTGCTGTCAATCGTCAAGTCGTCGCAGGATGTCTCTACCGGCCTGCTGGCTAACCCAGCCTTCACATCGCTGCCGAATGAGACGCGCAACAAATACATCAAGCTGATTCAGGAGATCACCGCGACGGTCGAGATCGTTGGCGATCTGATTCAGACCGTTCAGGTGAAGGAGGGCATTTAGCTATGTTGGAGTGGTTACAGTTTATTCAGTACTCGGCGCTTCAGGTAATTCGGGAACTTCTACGTGAGGCTTCGCGGTCAGGCAAGTCGATCGAGCAACTACTGACTGAGGCAGAAGCGCAAACGACAATCAACCGCGAAAAGGCTGACGCGCTCCTCGAGTTGCTCAAAGCCAAGGAGTGATACCCTTTGCGCCTGCCGTTATCCGGCCACGCTCAGACCAACCCAGAGCTGGGGGACACCGACGGCAGGCGCAAAACCCTACACACTGCAATTGGAGATGGAGATGCAAGGATTGACGGCAGAGATAATCACACAGCTGGTTGTTGCGGCTGTGGCAATGGTGGTTGGTTGGCTTGCGTCCAGCTTCAAGATGACATCGCGCTCAGAGTTTACCCGTGAGATTCGCGAGATCTCGAATCGGTTATCTGAAATCGAAGGTGAACAAAAAAGCTTTGTGACACGCAACGAATTTCGCGACGCTATTCGCGACCTACGAGCTGATCTCGATCGGCAGCACGCACAGCTGTATGAGCAGCTCAATGCAATCAACGCGGCGCTTCTCAATCGACGTCGCACTGACGACAAATAGGAGACATTATGGCTGGTTCATTCTCGAACTATCTAGAGAACGCGCTGCTTAATCAGATCTTTCGTGGCACCGCGTATTCATTCCCTGGGACACTCTATGTCGGACTGTACACCGTTGCGCCAAGTGATGCAGGCGGCGGTACAGAGGTCTCTGGTAACAGTTACGCGCGTGTATCGGTCACGGCCAACACTACGAACTGGGCAGAGTCCACGGCCGGTGCTACGTCAAACAGCAGTGCAATCACCTTTCCACAGGCATCCGGTAACTGGGGAACAGTGGTAGCGCTGGGCATCTTCGACGCGTCAACGTCGGGCAACCTGCTTGCTTGGGCAGACCTGACCACCTCAAAGCTGATTGGCAACGGGGACACACCGTCCTTTGCTTCTGGCGACCTTGATGTGACGCTTGACTAGGAGTCCGACAGATGGCAGTTGGTATTAGCAATTATCCAACCTCGCTTGATGCCGCATCTGATTTGGTGGAGGCGACAAACAACGCCTTCACCACGATCAATATGGTCGGTGGGTTGAGCAGTGGAGCGACAACGATAACGGTCGTCTCCACTGCCAGCTTTCCGGATACCGGCATCGTTCGCATTAACAATGAAGTAATCAGCTACTCGGCCAAGACTGCGACGACATTCACAGTACAGACGCGAGGCTTTGAATCGACGACAGCCGCGAGTCACGCAAACGGTGATCAGGTCTCACTTGATATCACAGCCTCCTCGAACAACGCCAAAAACAGCGCAATCATCGCGCTTGAAACCAAGGTCGGCACTGGCAGCAGCACACCAACGGCAAATACCGTGCTGCGGGGGACTGGCACAGGCACGAGCGCGTTTGGGCAGGTCGCATTAACAACTGACGTGACTGGTACTCTTCCAGTCGCCAACGGCGGCACGGGAGTGACCACTTCCACTGGCACAGGGTCAGTGGTGTTGAGCAATAGCCCGACGATGGTCTCCCCAACACTAGGTCAGGCGATATACACGAGGCTTACACATAGCACGGCCTCGGGTGTAAGGATAGGCGAGTCTGGTTCAAATGTCATTGATACCGGCAGCGGTGGAATAGCTATCAACCCAGGCTCCAACAGTGCGAGCGTGGCTATCGGTGGCCAGATCATAGCAGAAGTGCCGGATCACAGCACTTTCGGCGTTCCAGCCCGTATAGAGTTGGGATATAAAGCACCGACCGCAGGTAGAGACCGACTACTCATAACAACCACAGGCACTGGATCGAATTCCCCAGCCAGGACAATGACGGTTCAGCCAGCGGCCAACTTGGCGGCCAATTGCACGGTCACAATACCTGATGGGACTGATACGCTTGTCACGCGAAATGGTACTGCAACATTAACAAACAAGACGATTGATGTCCTCAGTAATACGATAACAGGAACCTTTTCTCCGAGTAACGGCGGGACGGGGTTAAATAGCATACCAGCAAATAACGTCATACTTGGCAACGGCGTATTTACCGTTCAAACCGTTGCTCCTGGTACTTCTGGCAATGTACTGACCAGCAATGGGACGACTTGGACGTCAGCGTCTCCGGCCGCGTCAGGTGGCGGCTCTTACAAGAACGTGCTGGTCAATGGTGATATGCGCATCAGCCAGCGTAATACAAATGGTCTGTACCCTGCCTTTATTGGCGCAATCAGCAGTGTAAACACGGGGCAAGACCTACTGACATTGGCATCGGCTCACGGGTTGCGGATACAAATTACTAGGCAGGCAAGTAACCTTGTCGCTGATGTAGAGCGGGTGCGATTGTTTGGCACAACTGCGCCGGGCGGGACAACTTTCAGAACACGATATGTACCGCAAATTGGCGCAACTGGTTCTATCAATGCGAGTTCGTCTACTTTTACGTTTTCCGACATTGAACTCAATGCCAATCCTACCAGACCTGCCACAACGCCGTCTCAAGGGCAAAGCACGGGCTGGGTGGCAGGTCAAAACGTCAAAATATGGGGAGCTGGTGCTAACTATTGGCAACACTTAACAACCACAGTTAGCGCTTTTACCGATAATTCCGCACCAACGGCGGATACTTTAACGCTTAATGCTAATGCCAGCACTACAGCTACACATACGTTAATTGAAAGAACTCATTCTTTACAGCTTCTAACGGCTACCACTTCAGGAGCCCCAGGTGGATCGCTAATTGATATTACTAGCGCGGGAACTGATGTAAATCTTTATCGGGACACTTTTGTTAAATACACTCTGGATTGTTGGTATACCTTCGCAGGCAGTCAGGGTGCCGGAGGTGGGGATGCGGTTATCGATGTGGCGCGAGATACAGATGCGCCGACAGGATTTGTCAATTCTATTAAACTGACCGTGCCGACTGGCTGGCCAAACGAGAAATTCTTTCTTGCTCAGATTATCGAGCAGGCAAACTGCGCTCATCTTGTGGGCCAGCAGGTCACGTTATCTTTTAGAGCCAGAGTGTCAAACGCTCGGATTGGTAATGTACGCGCTGCGATCTTAGCTTGGACGGGTACGGCTGACACCTTTACCGACGATGCCAAGAGAATTGTATCAACTACAAATGGCTACGGTACTGACGGAGGCGGCCTGGGGACATTGGCAACAGACTGGAACATTGTTGCCTCTTCGGCAAACCTGAATGTTGGCACATCTTTTGGCTCAACCGTCTACACTGTCAGTGGAACAGTTGCGGCTACTTATAATTCAAAAAGTGTTACCAATCTGGCCGTCTTGATTTGGAATGACGATCTTACTACAAATGCCGGAGACTCGCTGTGGGTCACGGGAGTCCAGTTAGAACAAGGGGCGTCCGCAACAAGTTATGAGGTGATGCCTGCATCAGTACAACTGGAACGTGCTCGATATTATTTCGAAGTTTGTGGTACGTTTACGCTTGTTGAAAGTGGTGTGATGTTTATTACACTGCCGGTGTTTTGGTTATCTGCCAAGCGTACCACCCCACTTCTTACTTGTTTTGATGACGACGGCTGCGCAGGAAAAGTGACGATGTATCCCAATAATGGAACGCCCGCAAGGACTGGGATCGGATATTCGGTATTGCGTGACGCTTTATCGCAGACGGCCTGGCTAAGTAGTGCATTACTGCCAACCAACACAGCCTTTAGATTCACGCTTGACACAGATAGTACTGCGTATTATCGAGCCGCAAATAGTCCAGCAATCAACTACGGTGGTATGGGTGTGCTCTTGTGGGCCGATGCTAACTTATAGAAAAATGTTCGTTAATTAATCATCACGATGCCATTCTGGGGACGCCAACGGTTCGGACGTGTCAGATGGTTGGCTCCGGTTGGTAGCGCAATATCGCTGGCCGGCACCATCGGTGCGGTGTCGTCTGTCTCGGCTGTTCCGTCGGTCGCTCGTCCCATCACCGCCACCACGGCGGCAACGTCCACCACTACCGGTTCACTCAGTGTCAGCCGTCCTCTTGCTGCCACATCCGCCGCTCAGTCTTCCACATCTGGACAAATAGCAGTCACCCGCAGGCTTGACGGCACAATCATTGTCTTGTCGTCGGTTGCGGGTGAGGTGCGTGTTACACGTCGCCTTGCGGGACAGGCCGACGCATCATCAACGGTTGCGGGCAATGTTCAGGTCGCATACGCGCTTGCTGGTCAAGTCGACGGTCAATCAACTGTCACGCCTACCCCATCGGTTCTGCGAACGATTGCGGGAACCGTCGCCAGTACGACCACCATATCTGCTGCGATTAAGGTCGAACGGCAGGTCGCCGGCACAGTAGCAGGGCAATCTGATCTATCTGCACGACTTGGCCTTGGTCGGCCGACAAGTGCGGTGATCGATGCGGCTTTGTCGATAACCGCCTTTCCGCGGGTTGATCGACACCTGTTCGGTCTGGCAGATCCAAGAAGCGATATCGTTGGTCACGTCCTGACCACTCGACTGCTGTCTGCAACGGTCAGCGGTCAATCGGTAGCCGCCGCCGATCTTGATGTTGCCAAGCTGATCACAGCAAATATCCCCGGACACTCGACCGTTGCTGCCGACCTGTCGAATAGTAACCGGCTCGCCGGAACCATAGCAGCTCACTCAACCACGACCGGCACGATTAGCGCGCATTTGGCGCTGGCTGGGCTTTCCGCGTCGAGTGCTACCCTTACCGGCAACCTGACGTCTCAGCTCAGTCTCAGGGCCAATGTACAGCCATCGTCGGACATCACCGGTCATCTCTCGCTACAGATTCCGCTGTCTGCTACGGCTGCCGGACAATCGGCGCTATCCGGGACACTCACGACTGACCGGCTTCTTGCTGGTGCTATCGCCTCAACAACGACGATCACTGGCAATCTGACTGCCGCCTTTGCACTTGCCGGAACGGTAACAGCGCAATCGGCACTGGCCGGCCTTGTCGATGTTGATGAAACAGTCGGCGGAACGGTTGCAGCACAATCGACTGTATCAGGACGCCTTGGACTACCGGTCCTCCTGGCTGGGCAGGCCAGCGAGCAATCGAACTTCATTGGGCATTTGATCGCTACCCGACGCGTTGAGGGTACGATTACTGGCGCAACGATTGTCAGTGGATCGTTGGCCGGGGCAAAGCAGTTATCAGGTACTGTTACAGGGCATTCGATTGTCACTGGCAATCTCTCAACGAATGCCTTTGTCGCTGGCACGGTTGCGGGTCAAAGCGCCGTCACGGGGTTCCTTCGCGCTCAACTCGCACTGACGGGCACCGTAACCGGGCAAGCGAACAACGCCGGGCGTCTGATCTACCAGGCGGCCATAGCAGGCACGTCAGCCGGTACAAGCACGATCACCGCAGAATCGCACGTCACGCGGCGTGTTGCCGCGGCAGTCGATGCTACGAGCAACATTTCCGGTCGGCTTGGCCTTACTCGACCGATCGCCGGAACGGTTGCCGCATCAAGCAACGTCACAGCTGATACCGTTGTTACCCGTCGCCTTGCTGCCAACATAGACGGCGCATCGTCGCTTGACGGCAAATTAGTGATGGTCGGTGCCCTGGCGGGATCGATCGACGCCACGTCAAGTGTGACTGGGTTTATCGATGTCGACGAGGACTTGCAGGCAAGCGTTGCCGGCAACAGCGCAATCGCCGGTCGCCTTGGGCTTCCGGTTGCACTGTCCTCAACCGTCACAGGCGCATCTCTGGCAGCTGCCGATTTGCATGTCAATCGCACAATCGCCGCAACGATTACCGCTCAATCAGCTATCACGGCAACCGTAACGCGCTTTGTCCCACTGTCTGCGACCGTCAGCAGTACGGCGAATGTCAGCGGTGACATTATTCGTGGGCTCGGCCTTCAGATCTTGGTCGAGGGGCAGTCATCGCTGACCGGGCATCTGATCAATGCTGTCAGCCTTACCGGGCAAGCTGAAGCCAGATCGACGATCACCGGTAGCCTGACCGCCATTGTCAGACTCAGTGGGACGGTGGCAGGCGCATCCTCGATCTTCGCTGATCTCTCGCCCGATGATCTCGACACAGATGTTACTGTAGTCACAGCACCTGTCACGCCGGTAGCGATCGCAACGGCAGCAATAACGACGGTGAACGCCACATCGGCGAACGTTACATCGTCGACAATCACCACCACCAGTCCGCTTGTGGTGACACTTGCCACGGCTGCCACAACGCGCACCACGGCGATAGCAAGCTATGTCACTACAGTTACACTTGCCACCGCATCGGTGTCCCCGGTCAGCGTTGCCACAGTCAGCACGACACCGATAACGCTGGTCTCTGTCTCGACATCGACAATCACGGCCGTGCCTTCAGCCACAACAATTGTCACAGTATCGGATATGGTACTATCCACCGTGAGCATTGCTCACCGCATCAACGGAGGTGCAACAATGGCGGAATATACGCTGGGAACGGTTGTCAGGGTTACTGGCACGTTCAAGACCAATAACGTGGTTGCCGATCCTTCGGCTGTGACAGTCACGATCAAGACGCCACTTGGCGTTGAGACGACACTCACCTACGGCGTCGACAATGCAGTAGTCAGATCATCGACCGGTGTCTACTACTACAATTACACACCAGCACTCGAGGGCCGATATGGCTTTCGTTGGGCCGGAACAGGCACGAACGCCGGAGCGGAAGAAGGCACGTTCGATATCAAGGAATCGCTGTTTAACGGGTAATGCCAAAGACGCCAACACAACCAGAGATCTATCAGGCGGCCGTTGATTTCAAGGACGCGCTTTTGCAGCGCGATGAAATCGCCAGCCGTCGGATAGTCGAGGCATACACTCGTAGCTTTCGGAAGATGGAGCAGAATATCCGCGTGCTGACCGAGAAGATTGCGCGGGCCCGTGCCACCGGACAATACATCTCTCCATCCTGGGCCTTCCAGATTGATCGCTACCAGACCTTGCAACGCCAGATCACAAACGAGGTCACACGCATTGCAGGCACCGTAGAACAGACCATCACCACAAACCAGACAGCCGCCGTCCAACAGGCCGTTGCCAATACCGGCACATTGATCGAAATGGGGGCGCAATCGACCGGCGTCAGCGTCAGCTTTAGCCAGTTGCCGACGGCCGCAACAGAATCCATCGTCGGTTTCCTGTCTGACGGCTCACCGCTGAAAGGGCTGCTGGATAAGCTACCGGGGATGGCAGGGCAGGCCGTTGCCGAAGCTCTCACCGACGGCATTACTCGCGGACTTGGGGCAACCAAGATTGCCAGCAATATCCGTAATGCGCTGGGCGGGAATATGACTCGCGCAATGACCATTGCACGCACCGAGACGATGCGCGCCTATCGCGAAGCCACCAGCCGCACGTTTAACCAGAACCGCGACATCCTTGTTGGGTGGGTGTGGGTTGCCAGCTTCAGCCGCCGCACCTGCGCCAGCTGTCTCGCCCTGGCCGGATCCGTCCACCGCCTCGATGAGCGAATGGAGAGCCATCCGCGCTGCCGATGCGTTGCACAGCCCCTTTTGCGTGGACAAGCCGTCACCATCCAGAAGGGCGACGAGTGGTTTGCCACGCAGCCAGCTGAAATCCAACGCGCCATCTTGGGCAGCAATGTCGCCGTCAATGCGTACCGTGATGGACGTGTCACGCTCACAGACTTTGTGGGCCGGCAGAACTCGCCGCAATGGGGACGCCCGTATTATCAGCTGTCCACGAAGAGAGCCATTCTAAAGCAAGGCAAATTTCCTGGTTACAATCAGCCGACTGAGATTTTTCCGATTGAACAGTTGTTCGGAGGTCGCAACGTTCCACCGAGGCAGTTCGTGCCAACACCGGCGGCGAAAACCACTAAGACAAGAAAATCGCGAACAAAAACACCGACTTCGCCTATCCCAATATCAAATACTCTAGAAGGGCGCGTTACATTTAAGACAATCCGTGAGGCTCAGACTTGGATGGAGGCGCAAAATATCGCAAAATCTGTCAGTCTTAAAGGACTAGTACTTGATGATGTGGTTGAGATCGCAAATGACCTCAATACGATATGGAAGGAATGGAATCTAACCCCTTTAAATTTTATTAAGGGTGGACTTAGGCGTCAAAACATGAACGCCGTGGCTAACGGTAAATTGATTCAGTTTGATAGCAGTTTAGGCAAAAAGGACTTGGTATCAGCGTCATTCAGTAAAAATGTTACACAGTATCAATCTCACATACAAACGTTTATAGATAGATTGACTAGAGACTTCAACCCGATGCCAAATAGCATCGTACAAAAAAATCGCCACTTACAAGAAGCAATCAAATTTCAAAGGTGGTCTGCAAAGACGCAAGAAAGACTGGCAGTAGTAGATACATTTATTCACGAAACGGGACATGTCATTGCGGATCAGATGCTGGGTCAGATAAATAAAAAATTCATTCGAAACCTAGCTGAATCAACGCCAGGATCTGAAGGCAAATCACTGCTTGACGAATGGAGCTTGATATTCAAGTCTCGTGGAGATGATAGGTATAAAATTAGCGCATATGCAGATACTAATGAATGGGAATATTTCGCTGAAAGCTTTCTAATGTATTATCGGGAACCTCAAAATTTACCCGGTAATATTCGCAATTACTTCGACAAGCTGAAGATATATGCCGCGAAGACTTTCTAGGTCGTTATAAAAAAATCTAAACACTAACTTCATAGTGTTACAGATTTCATCGGACTGTGATTTATGCCGCAAAGCGATCAATGTATTTCTTGCTTACACCACTTGGGAGGGAATATTTGTTTCGCCTTCCCAGATGGTATTCCGTATAAGATTATCTCTGGTCAAGTTGACCACGATACTATCCAGCTTGAGCAGCAAGGCAATTTTGTCTGGAAAGAATATGACTTAAACGAACAAATAAAGCTATTCAAACAACTTGCTCAGGAAGATCAATAACGTAATAGTTCACCACCGACGCCGATCGGGATGAGGAGCGTTGAATATGCCAAAGAGTACAAAGACCGCAAAGACAGTCAAACCATCGAAGCCAGTCAAAGCCTCTAGCAGGCCCTCCACCGATTCCACACCTAAAAAGCCAGACTGGGAAGATCGCTTCCTGACGTTGCTGGAATCGACTTTCTCCGTGGCCGCTGCCGCATCCGGAGCCGGGATCGATCGCGGTACGGCGTACAAGCGTCGCGAAGCTCATCCAGAATTCCGCGCTAAATGGGAAGCCGCACTCGCTAACGCAATGGATGGTCTCGAGGAAGCCGCTTATCGTCGAGCCCGTGAGATGTCTGATACCCTGGCCATCTTCCTGCTTAAAACTCGCCGTCCGGATCTTTACCGGGATCGTCAGGATGTGACGACGACAACGATGGCGGTCAACTATGCTGACCTAACCGACGAACAGCTCCAGAGGATCGCGAATGGCGAACATCCAGCCACAGTCATCGCAAGCACAAGCGGCCGCTGAGCTGGCCCGGCGCGAGCTGGCCCGTCGTCGAGCCGCTACCCGGTACATCGACTTCCTTCCATCCGTGGCGCCGCCGAACTGGACCTTCGACGTTCCGCACCTCCGGCTGATCGCGCAACATCTCGACGCCGTGACTCGAGGTGAGATCGACCGACTCGCGATCTTTATGCCGCCACGCCACGCCAAGACCGAGACCGTGACGATCCGCTATCCCGTCTATCGGCTCGAGCGCAATCCGTTGTCGCGCATCCTTGTCACCGGATACAACGAACGGGTCGCGCACAAGTTCAGCCGGAAGAGCCGCAACATCGCCAAGGGCCGGATCTCGATGACCGACAAGACCGGCGCGGATGAGTGGGAGACGACAGCCGGCGGAAGTCTGGTGGGTCGTGGAGTCGGCACACCTCCGACGGGCTATGGGTTCGATCTCATCCTGATTGACGACCCCATCAAGAAGCGCGAAGAGGCTGAGTCACCCGTCTATCGCGAGAAGATCTGGGACTGGTACACGGATGATCTCTATACGCGCCTTGAGCCGGGCGGGGCCATAATTCTTACGTTGACCCGTTGGCATTACGATGATCTTGC